TTTGCTGACTATGTCCAAGACGAACTTGGAGACGAAGAGGAAGAAATATATTAAGAAAGGACACACCATGAAAGACAAGCAATCACTTATCAATGCCATCACAAGAGGTGAAGGAAGAGACTATCTTCTAAAGTTAAAGCCAAGTTTAAAATATGAAGAACTTGAATCACTTGCACTTGAACTTCTATTTATCACTGATAGACTCATTGAAGACCCAGCCCTAAGCGCTTATCTAGTAAAAGTTTTAGCCGAAAATCTTCATAAGTATTTATATGATGACGATGAAGAATATTAACAATCTGTTTACACTTTGTTCACAATTTGTTCACAATTTTATGTTACAATAAGGCATAGACAATGACAGAAGAAGAAATTAGAATACACCTGCTAATTAATACAATCGCACAAGCAGTTTTAAACAAAAAGAAAGGACAGCCTATGGAAAAACCAATCTCAAGACCATACCTCAAACAGTTCAAGCAGACACTTGAAGACAAAGACCTCCTCGAAGATGCTCTTCGCTTCCTAACGATGGCTTGCCCACCAGAAGGCTGTGGCATCTTCACCAGAAGCATTCATGAGGTCAACGATGAAGAATGCTCTCATCGGTCATGCCAAGCCTGTTGGCTAAAATTTCTAGAAGAAAGGAGAAAATCTTTGTTCGATGACCAATAAACTAGTAACCTTTCCAAACATTCCAGAGTCTCTCTTGATGGAAATCCTAGACGAGACCAAGAGTGAAAAGATGGGCATGATTCAACTCTATGAACTTGCTCGAATGACAGCAAGGGACTATAAGATACCAGAATATGAAGCCTACACAGCCTATTCCATGTGTTACCTTATTAACCTTGAGCACACCAAACGTGTGCCAACATTTTCAAATCCATCTGTATATTGGGACATTCATTATGACTAACAAACGACCTTTTTACCAAGTAACTTACATCAAGTATGGCGGTGATGAAGTCTTCACTGTCCTGACCCCAAGGCATACCATTGCATCAGCCAAGAAATGGTTTCGGATTAATATTGGGTACTACACAATCCTAGAAATTATTCCAAAACCTCTTGACAATTAACTCAATCTATGCTATACTATAGGCACATTCCCGAAAGGGATTGCAAATAAAAATAAGTCCATAAAAAGAAAGGAAAGAAAAATTATGGCAAGAAAGAAAATGGTCACAAGAACCATCAACACAACCAAGGTAACAGTCATGTACGCAGATGTTGCCACCAAATCCATGCAGACGAAAGACATCCTGCTCACAGGAACTTACAGAGGAAACAAAGCAGTCCTGCGCGCTATCCGTAAGTACGACAACGACATGGAAAGAATCATTTCCGTAGAGAATGTTGAACTTCTCGGTAAGAAGTACGGAATGCCTGAAGAGGAATTCCTTGCTCATGCCAAGGAACTGACAAAGGCAGAAGCAGATGAAGCAGAAGCAACTGAAAACACAGAAGACGAAGAAGCACAGTGAGGTAAAGAACCATGATTAAAATCAAAGTAATTGAAGTCAAAGAAATCAAGACCAATGATGGCAAATCATTCACAGCCTATAAGACAGTAGGCAAAGGCGGTCGCAAGATGGACTTGCGGTTTGTCAAAGGATGCCACAATGTACCGACAGAGCCCTGCTACATTGAAGTCAATGACGAAGATGCAAACGTTGACAACACCCGTCAGTACCCGATTTGTTGGGTCAAAGAAGTTCAGTCAATTCTTCCGTTTGAGCGTAAGAATAATATTCACGATTTCTTCGGAGACGAAGATTGAACTTAGCAAAAGGGAGACATTAACTTGTCTCCCTATTCTTTACCAAAGGAGTTATCATGGCAAACAAATTGACACCCAATCAGCAAGAGTTTGAGAAACAACTCCGCAGAATCAAGAGGCTCATGAGACAGGCAGAGAATGAAGGCATCACATTCATGCGCTCTCCCCTACCTGAGAGACCAACCCATGTAACTAGAGCAAGACTTGATTTGATTAGTAGAATCAACAGACAAGTCATGCAAGACTACCAAGTCAGCAAGGTACAAGCACCTGAAGATTTGGTTAGGAGCATCGGAAGACATAAGAAACCAGACATAAGTACACCACGTAAGCATGGTCTTGCTGATAATGAATATGTTCGAAAAGGAAGACATGGTGGCGGTGGCGGTAAAGGTAGACCCTTAGGGTCAAAGAATAAAAATCCGCTAACCGAAGAACAGAAGCAGGTGCTTCGTGAAAGACTTGCAAAGGCAAGGCAAGTACCAAGGAAGCCACTGACTGAGGAGCAGAAGCAGGCACTGCGTAACAGGCTTGCCAAAGCAAGACAAGCACCACGTAAACCGCTGACCGAAGAACAGAAGCAGGCATTACGTGAAAGACTTGCGAAGGCAAGACAATCAAGGAAGCCTTTGACCGAGGAGCAGAAGCAGGCATTACGCGAAAGACTTGCGAAAGCCAGACAAGCACGTAAACCACTAACCGAAGAGCAGAAGAAGGCATTGCGTGAGAGATTAAAGATTGCCAGAAGAGCACCACGTAAACCAAGGAAGCCACTGACGAAAGAGCAGAAGAAAGCCTTGCGTGAAAGAATGAAGAAGGCAAGGGAAGCACGTAAACCACTTACAGAAGAACAGAAGCAGGCTCTTCGTGAAAGACTTGCTAAAGCAAGAGAAGCAAAGAAAGCAAAAGCAGAAGCGAGAAAGAAGGAACTTGAGGGAAAAGAAATTATTCCTGACAAGAAAACCAAAAAGAAAAAGAGACGTAAAAAGAAAAAGCAACTGAAACAAAAGAAACCTAGCAAACCAGTTGTTGAAGAAACAGATGAGGAAATAGAAATTCCAGATGAAGATGAATCAACTAACTGGGGCGAAGCAGAAGAACTTGAACAATTACAGTACCCATATGAAGCATACAAAATCATTGACGAAATTATAGATATACTCGATTCAGCAGGTGACTATGCAGATGTTTGTGAACTTATTAAAGAAGAAATTTTAGGCTTAGAGATGGAAGCAAAATACACATTGGCTAAAAGATTTGTATCAGCACCAGACGAAGCCAAGCAAAGAGCATTGAATATTGCGCAAGCAGATTTCTATTCGTCAACAGTTTTTACGGATGCCGATGTGCTATTGAATATTATTTTTGCAGGTAATATTCCATTCAGTGTTATGGCATCACTTAAAGAATTGGAAGATAATTATGCAAGAGTCCAAAGAAGAAGATGGGAAAGGATTTATTACTAATGGCAAGAACCAGACAAGTTAACTATTATGTAGGTGATTTTGAAACTACAGTATATGAAGGGCAGACCAGTACCGAAGTATGGGCATCAGCAATTGTACCTCTCTATAGCGAAGATGTTACCATACTTCATTCGATTCAAGAGACCTTTGATTACCTTGTAAACCTCAAGCAAAACCTAATCCTCTACTATCATAACCTCAAGTTTGATGGTACATTCTGGTTAGACTATCTTATCACAGGACTTCACTACAGACAGGCATCCTTGATAGTCAATGGCAACATTCAGTGGATGAAAGATAAAGATATGCCAAACAAGTCCTTCAAGTACATGATTTCGGATATGGGACAATGGTATACTATCATCATCCGAGTTGGTAAGTATACCATTGAAATCCGAGACTCGCTCAAACTCTTGCCCTTCTCCGTCCGCAAGATAGGTAAATCCTTTAAGACCAAGCACCAGAAACTGGACATGGACTACGAAGGTTATCGATATGCAGGATGCACTATCACAGACGAAGAGAAGAAGTACATAGCCAATGATGTCCTTGTTGTTAAGGAAGCCCTTGAAATCATGATGTCCGAGGGTCATGATAAACTTACCATTGGGTCATGTTGCATGGAAGAATATAAGAAATCCATTACCATGATTGACGAGTTTGATAAACTCTTCCCAGACCTGTACGACATCAAGATAGATGAAGCCCAGTATGGCTGTGCCGATGCAGGCACATACATTCGTAGAAGTTATCATGGCGGATGGTGTTATGTTGTTCCAGAGAAGGCAAATAAGTTGTATCATAAAGGACTCACTGCCGATGTCAACTCCCTTTACCCTTCCATGATGTCTTCGGAATCAGGCAACTACTATCCTGTCGGTAAGCCTTCCTTCTTCATTGGTGGCATACCATCCCAGTGTAAGTGGAGAGATGACATCTACTACTTCGTCCGTATCCGAACAAGATTCAAAATCAAGAAGAACAAACTTCCCTGCATACAAATCAAGAACAACTTCCTCTACAAACCCACAGAATGGCTCACCACTTCGGATATACTCGGTAAGGATGGCAAGTATTATGACAAATACTACGACCTAGATGGTAACTTGGTCGATGCCTATGTCACACTCACCCTCACGCAGACCGATTACGAACTTATTCAAGACCACTATGACCTCATTGATTGTACTATACTTGATGGTTGCTACTTCTATGCTCGCATCGGTATCTTTGATGAGTACATCAATAAGTATCGTAAGATAAAGATGGAGTCCACTGGTGCTATCCGAGAACTTGCGAAGTTGTTCCTTAATAACCTCTATGGCAAGATGGCATCTAGCCGTAACTCTTCCTTCAAAGTGGCTATGCCTAACCCAATAAGCGAAGACTACGGACTCGTCTTCAAGGAACAGGAAGAGTACAATAAGCAAGCAGGCTACATTGCTTGTGGGTCAGCCATTACATCCTATGCCAGATACTTCACCATCACCACAGCCCAAAAGAATTACTACGGAGCAGACAAGCGAGGATTCATTTATGCTGATACGGATTCAATCCATTGCGACCTGAACCCAGAGGAACTGGTAGGTGTCCCTGTTCATGACACAGCCTTCTGTCATTGGAAACTTGAATCCTTCTGGGATGAAGGATGGTTCGTAAGGCAGAAGACCTATGCCGAGCACGTGACTCACGAGAACCAGAAGCCCATCGACCATCCCTACTATAACGTGAAGTGCGCAGGACTCTCCGAGCATGGCAAGAACCTCTTCATGTATTCCATGGAGAAGAAACCTGCCGAGTATTGGGAGAAGACCCTTGGCAAAGATTGGGAAGACATGGACGAAGACGAAAAAGAATTTGTCTTGACTCCCAGAGACATCACGGACTTCAAGACAGGACTTCTCGTCCCTGCGAAGTTGATGCCAAAGATAATAAAAGGTGGCACAATTCTTGTGCGCACCACATTCCGAATCAAATAAAAATTCAGGGAAGGGCATAAACCCTTCCCCTTTATATCTGACCACAAAGATGGCTGAAGGCGGTATCCTATGCCGACAAGCCTGTAAGAAGTATATTCCAACCTAGGTGACCTTACAGCGCTCAATCAACCTGTCCCTGTGAGATATTCAATATGTTAATGTATTGAGCATGGCTTCTTTGCACTTGAGATTCTTGAACCTCATGCAACCCTTCTCAAAGAAGTACCGAAGAGTCATTATAATAGAATCGTTTTTCCTTAGCATGACATAGTTGACATTGTGGTCTTCGGTAGTTACAGCCAACTTAGTCGGGAAAGATGAGTCACTCTTATCGTCAATAAAGATGATGCCTAGTTCTGCATACTCACGCACAGCATATTCCTGTCCATTGTATTTGATAGTCACAATGTACCTGCCTGCACCTGTTGGTCTTTCAATGAAAGCATAGTTGTCGGACAGGTATCTCTTACCTTCGGAGAACTGAGCATAGGCATCGTTGCCGAAGGCTCTGTTGAATCCAGACTCCCTCTGTGCCTTGGATGCCGATTCAACGAAGCACCTCTCCATGACATACCCGTCACCCTTGATGAACTTGGTGTCGTTGTTGAGTCTGTTAGTGATACCCAGTGCCACATAATAAGGATTGAGTACAGTGATGTCATTGCCACATAGATAGCAAGGGACATAACGAACCTGCTCCCCATGACCTCTGGCAACAGCCTTGTGCAAGGCTCGGAACTTGGTCACCTCGTCTATGCAATAGTGATTAGTTTCGGATTGAAACTCGTCTTCAAACATACGCATGGTATCACTGAAGAAGTGCGATTGTTTCTTTATCTGGTCAACACTGTTCATGGCAACCACATAGCCACAGGAGTAGTCATTGTAGAACAGTTCATGGTAGATGCCATCGGCTCTACGTTTGCTTGTCATTTTTCCGTCCTTGAAGAACAACTGTCCGATGTCCTTGAAGAACTTGTCAGCACAGTTGTCAAGTTCATAATTGAATCTGTTGACGAGCATAAACTTTCCGCCACCATTTAAAAACTTGTTGACCATAAGTCTTGAAAAGTATGTTGTCTTACCTGCGGTATTGTTCCCTGAACAAATAAAAATCTCTGGAGTCTTTCCGTTAATATCTTTCATGGACAATAGTTTTGTTCCGTCATAATACGTTGGTTTGTTCATTTTGTCACCCACTTTCTAAGCAGATTATATCATAAGGTTTGAAAAAAGTCAAGAGGAATTTTAGAAAACTCTTGACAATTCCAAGAAAATATGTTATACTATCAACGTAGAAATACAAGTTTTTTCCGAAGGAGTGTGTGAATCATGGACATTGCCACCATTACCACATTGATTGGTAGTCTTGGTTTCCCTATCGTTGTGTGCATTGCGTGTTTCTGGTTTATTAATAAAACCCTCAACAACATAACCCAAGCACTCAACAATAACACAACTGTGATGGGCGAACTTGTATCCGAACTAAAGAAAGAAGGAAATTAACAATGGCAGTATTGAAGAAAGAAGACCTCATTAAGAAGTTGACAGAGTTTCTGGGCGAATCACCATCCGACGAGGGTGTGACCCTTCTGGAAGATGTCACTGATACAGTGACCAACTTGGAAGGAGATGGCACAGATTGGAAAGCAAAGTACGAAGAGAACGACAAGAACTGGAAAGCAAAATATATTGCTCGTTTTAGTGGCAAGGGCGAAGGTGATGATGACCACAAAGACGATGAACCAGAAGACAAGAAACCACCTTCATTCGAATCATTATTCAAAGGAGACAAAGACAATGGCTAAAAGAGTTGCCGTATCTAGCCTGCAGGCTAGTTCAATTGATATTTTGAATGTCATTCGTGCAAACGCTTCTCCCCAGTATCAGGCACAGATTCCTGTTATCGAGACAGCCAATGACATTCCCGTAGTCGGACAGTATTTTGAAGGTTATCCTAACCTTGCTAACGAAGCACTTCAGGCTCTGGTCGGAAGAATCGGCTTCGTTGCTATGAAGTCCGCAACATTCAACAACATCTTCTCACCCATGAAGAAGGGCTTCCTCGACTATGGCGAGACCATCGAGGACATCTTCGTTGGTATTGCGAAGGTCTATGACTTCGATGCTAACAAGGCTGAGAAGAGAGAAATGAAGAGATACTCTTCGGATGTACACAGCATCTTCCATTCCGTCAACTGGAAGGTTATGTACCCTGTGTCCATCGACCAAGAAGAATTCCGTCATGCTTTCCTGACTCCCGATGGTGTGGTTGACCTTATCAACAAACTGATTGACCAGATTTTCCAAGCCTATGAGTATGATGAATTCCTGCTCTTCAAGTACCTGCTTATCAAGGGTGTTACCCATGGTCAAATCAAACCCCTTGGTGTTGATGTTTCCAACATCAAGAACGCAGGCAAGGCTTTCAGGGCTACATCCACAAACTTCACTTTCATGAAGAGAGACTACAACCTCAAGGGTGTGCTTAACAACTGCCCGAAAGAGAGACAGCACATCTTCATTGACTCCGCTTTCGAAGCAGAGTATGACATTGATGTTCTTGCTTCTGCATTCAACATGAACAAGGCTGACTACATTGGTGCAAGAACTGTCATTGATGACTTCACTTCTTTCGACAATGAAAGATTCGAGCAGATTCGTGAAGCCTCCGACATGATTGAGGAAGTCACTGCTGAGGAACTTGCTCTTATGGCAGGTGTCAAAGCAATCCTCGTTGATACCGAATGGTTTCAGGTCTACGACAACCTCGCACAGATGGAAGAAAATCGTGTCGGTTCTGGTCTGTATTGGAACTACTTCTATCATTCTTGGAAAATTGTTTCCTCTTCTCCCTTCTCCGATGCTGTCGCATTTGTTGACGAGAGTGCTGTATCTACTGCTCCTGATACCATCAATGCTACTATCACTGACAAGTCAACTTCTGGAACGGCTACTGTTTTGACAGTTGAAGTTCCGAGTGCTGTGGCTCTTCGTGGTCAGGGTGTCAACTTCGAACAGACTCTCGAAGCAATCGAGAACAAAGTTGCTGTCCATAAGTATGGCGCTGTTATCTATCCTGAAGGTGCTGAGGGTATCACAATCACTGTCAAGATTGATGGTGTTGAGTATGTGTCCGCTACAGGCACAAGCCCGAACTACACTAAAGCAAAAGTTGGTGCTGATGCTGGTGTGGGTGACACTGTGATGCTCGTTAAGGCTTCACTGGTCGGCTAAAATATCAAATTCAAGTAGGGGAGTAGCAATACTCCCTTACTTAAAAGGAGAACAAAATGAGTGCTGTAATGCCTAACTCGGATTTGTACCTGTTAAGAGGTGTGCCACTAGATAAGAACTACGATGACACTTATTATTTTAATCCGTTTTATGATAACAGGGCAAACCAGTATAGTTTCTTTTCCAACTTCAAAAAGAAGGAATACTCAGCAATGAGTTATTTAAGAGTCAATGCAAATAAGATTAGACTCAATGATTCATATGACAATGTGTACGAATGCAACTACATGATATTCAAGAATACAAATCATGAAGACAGATACTATTATGCATTCATTGACCGAGTGAATTACATTAACGAAGGTGTATGTGAAGTTGAATATACCATTGATGTCATTCAAACATATTGGTTCGATATTAAGTTCGATACCAGTATGATTGAAAGAGAACATAGTTCGACAGATGTGGCAGGCGAAAATACCATTGATGAAGGCATTATGTTTGGGGATATGGTATCCAGTAACAAGTATGATTACTGTCTATTCCAAGATGAAGACCCTGTGGGTGGGACATATAAGCCAAGGTTCAAAGTTGTAGTATATTATATACCGAATGAAAAGGTTATAAAACCTGATGTAGCACCAACAAGACAAGCACTTGGTTATGGGTGGAGTTATGAGTATTATGATTACTCTGGTTCTGCTCAAGATAAAGAAAAATTAAATTCATGGAAAGGCACAATAGCAAATGATGTATTCATGGGCTTCACCTACTATGCTTTTGACTTCGATGTAAGAACAAGACAATCTGCTGTTATTGGTTCAAATACATTTACATATCTTGATGATACCAGAAATAAATTGGTGTCACTGATAGACCAGATTATTGCAATCAGTGGAACAATATGTAATATATCTTTAGTGCCGAGAGCAGTATGGGATGCTGAAATGTCTACTGGATATTCACTCATAGGCAGTATGACAGAAAACAGATATTTTTTCAGCAAAGCAAATACTAATGTCCTGTATGAACCTAAGAATAAAAAGATGTATTGCTATCCTTACAAACGTGTTATTGTTTCCAATAACGCAGGACAAACCAATGAATACAAATATGAATTATCATATAAAGAACATGATGCAAATGGTCTAATGGTTCTTGGAATAAAAGTTAATGGCGGTGTATTACCTGATACAGAAATCATGCTTTATCCTACAACATACAGAAGACTTGCTGAGGACTACGAAAGTGGTATTACGTTAGCAGATTTTCCAAAAGTATCATGGAGTCAGGATTCATTCAACGAATGGTGGGCTGTTAACAAGCAGACATTTACATTGTCTTTGGTATCAACAGCAATAACATCTGGTATTAGTTTTCTGTCAAGAGACATGATTACTAGCAACAATATTGCACAGGGCTCTAACCAAGGTGTAGAAAGGTCTAGACTTGGTAGCACTGCTTTTAGTGCAATTGACAACCTTGTTAAAGCCAACTACCCTGCTATCGCAGCACAGAATACTCCAGACCAGTTATATGGTCAGGCAGGTGTATCTGGTCTTCGCACCAAAATGGACAGGATTGGCTACACATTATATGAAATGAGTATCGATGCTGAATCAGCCAAAGCCATTGATGATTATTTCACCATGTTTGGGTATGCTGTAAAGAGAATCAAAACACCTAACATCTTTACTGAAAACGCAGGTGTGAGACCCTATTGGAATTATGTCAAAACCAATGGCGCTAACATACATCCAAAGTATACAGCAACGACCCAACTTGGAAATGGTATATCTGCTGATGACCTTGCTACTATTGTAAAAATATTTGACCATGGAATTCGTTTCTGGGATATTATAGTAGGTAGCAATCTTGGCGATTATGTATATGATAATTCACCAACAACTAGTGGAAGGAGTAAGTCATATGAATCCGAAAGATGATAGAGAATTCTGGGAGAGTGCAATAGGTAATACGAGAGATTACAATTACTATTATTACTCCCTACTTGAGATTGCAATATCTCGTTTCAAATGGAACAATATGCCTGACAGTGTGAACAAGAGGTATCTGGAGACTATACTTGCTTGCAGGGGCAAGGCGCTGTTCTTTACGGATGATGTGCTTGGTTATCTTGCTCTTAAGACAACGACTCAGGGCAGGTTCAACGTATATCATGAACCGATTGACCGAAGGGCTTATGGAGATAATGGGTACAATATTCAAAAAAGTATTGATGACAGCGTGATAATTTACAATACCATGTTGAAACAATCCGACCTTTATGCTATAATGAGATTTGCAAAGAAGTTGTACAACTGCTCCAGAGCACAAGATGTAAACATCAATGCCCAGAAGACTCCTGTCCTCATTACCTGCGAAGAGAGTCAAAGGCTGTCTATGAAAAATCTTTATATGAAGTATGAGGGAAATGTGCCTGTAATTTATGGGAACAAGAACTTGGATGCGAATAGTCTCAAGGTCTTGAAGACGGATGCTCCGTATGTGGCTGACAAGTTGCATGACCATGAGGTAAAGTTATGGAGTGAAGCACTTACATATCTTGG